TGTTGATCCACTATGTAAATGGTGGGGATACGATGAGCTAATTAGGCATGACAAATTTAATTATTATGATCACTACAGAGGTTTTTCTCTTGGTGAGATGGATGATGATTTGTCGGACACTTTATCTGACTCAGTAGAGTCAGACTTTAAAAGCGAATCTTTTGTGAAACCAACTCCATTTCCTGATACCCGTTATAGGTTGATAGGAAAAGTGTTGGAATTAGCATTAGCTTTTGTACCAGCTATTAAGGCTGGACGATTCGCCGACATTGGTGTTACATTTTCGACTTTCTTTTCAGGAATTTCGATTTTTACCCTATTACAATGGATCTTCCCGTCTGATTGGATTGTTCCATCAGACAAGGTTTGGTGGGGAAGATTGGGCCACGTTGCTCGCGACATGTCGCACAATTGTGGCTAACAAGGGCGTCTGATCTTATTCGCCCTCAACCATTCTGCATCGTTCTAGAAGGACCTGCTGGGTCTGGAAAGACGACGCTTGCTCTGTCGCTTATTAAAGATTTGTATGCAAATCGAGGTGGTATAAGACGACACGAGATTGTAGTACTCAATGAGGAAGATGATTTCCAATCTGAGTACAAGACACACCATAAGGTGGTCATTTTGGATGATGTGGGAAATACCAAATTTGGTTTAGTAGCACAGAATCCGTTGAGACGAGTCATTGACTTTGTCAACAATATTCCGAAAAGGGCGTTGAGTCCTGAAGCTGATATGAAGGGTCTTATTAAGATTCAGCCGGAGCTTGTTATTATTACAAGTAACCTTCGTGATTTAGGTGCCCCCGCCTATACTAATTGCCCTGATTCTATCTATAGGAGAGGGGAGTTTTTTAGAGTAAGGTCAAAGATTGGGCACCAACGTCGCACAGACGGTTTAGATACCGAATGTTGGGACATTTCACTTAAGTTGAAACTTTCCCAGAGGGTTGAGGTTGAAACCAAGGCCTACGCTAACCTTTTATGCCACCAGGGGTTTCGTGATATGGAATATAATGAAGTTGTAAACTATTTAGTGAAAAATATGACTGACCATTTAGAGAGTCAGACAAAATTGGTGGAAATGATCGACAATCTTTTTGATGAACAAGAACCCTCTTGGAGGGATAAATTCCTGTTATTCCGAAATACACTAACTCAACCTATAACTCCGAAATATAGATCGGAAGATTGGAATTCGAGTGTGTTGGACGGATGTCGTGATCTACCTCGAGGGTGTGGACCTGAAGCCTTTATGGCTGCTCTCGAACAAAGTGCAATTAATGTTGCACAATCAGGTCAATTTACACCGGATGAAATGCCGGATGCGATGCGAGTCCCGCCACGTGAAACATGG